TATTCTGCCATTTGTTCGAGAGTGTCCACATCCAATATATGAGCCGCCGAATAGTCTAATCCATCACCACGAGCAGGGTCGGCGCATACAATGTAACTATGTCCTTCTTCTGGTTGTTTGAATATCCACCATTCTTCACCTCTCATTTGGTCAATTCTATCAAAAATCATTTTAGGATTGTCTTCATATTCTTTAAGAATCATCAAATCCACAACGTTTGTTCCAGATGATAGAAAGTCGCAATCACACTCCTGATTGGCTCCTTTCACTCCCAACTGTTTCGTTTGTTCGTCTCTCCACGACTGGTCACGTTCAGGATGTAAATACCAATGAAGTTTAAGTGTTTTGAAATCATTCTTTTTTCTCTCGGCATTTATCCACATTTTATGAAACCAATTACCAACGCCGTTTGGAGTAGAAAGAATGATGGCTCTACCACCGGTTGACAATGTATTATAAGCAGAAGTCCAAATACTTTCAGCTTCGTCAATGAATGCAGCTTCGTCAACAATCAACAAACTCAAAGCTTTTGAACGTCCGGCATCTTTTGCGGATGATGTAGCAGAAACTTGAGAACCATTCTCGAATTTCAAAGACATGTGATTATTTGTGGTTTCTTTTTCTTTCAACCACGGTGGCAAATGTTCATTTGCGAAACGAACTTTGGTAATAATTTCTTTTGAAACTTCTTGTTTAATAGAAATAATGAGAATACTTTTGTCACTATTAAATAAAGATAACCACAAAGAATAAGCGGCCACCAATGTAGTTATGCCCAACTGACGAGACTTCAATATTAACAAATATCTATCGTCATGAAAGTGTTGAAGAGCATCCTTTTGAAAGGGGAACAAATTAAATGGTATGGTTCCTTTATTTGGATGTTGAATTTTAACATATTTGCACATGAAATATATGGGGTCTTCCATACATTTTTTTGTTTCTTCTCTTACATATGCTTTTGCTTTTACCAAATCTAATTTTTGTTCGTTTGCCATAATTATTTTTTGATGGTGTTTTCGAGAGTTACTATTTCTTCATCTAATTTTTTCAACTCTTCATCTGCTTTAACTAAATCTGTCTGAGCATCTAATAACCACTGTGGATTACATTTACCTGTATATGTTATCATTTCTCCTGTTGATGTTACATCGCCCATAACACCATTATCATTTTTCAAATATTCTATGGCTTCTAAAACTTTTTCCCTAAAATCTTTCATTACTCCACGTTTATTTTTTAGAAGTTTCATTTTTTCATAATCATCCCATTTTCCAGTCAGACGATATATCATTTCTTCGGCTTCCAAACAATCATAACATTTTCCTGTTTTTGGAAAAACTTTATGGTCCAATTTATCACAACTAAAATCTATTCGACTTCCGCAAACAGAACACTTTTTTTGTATCATTTCTCTGATAGAATCCATCTGTTTATTGACACGAACTTTACCATCGGAAGTTTTTCTCCAAGTTATTCCTTTTTTATCAACCCACTCATCTCCCACTTTTTTCTTTTTTTCTTTCTCTTTACCTGTATATCCCGATTGGTAGAAGGGATTTTCACCCTCTACTACTTGTTTTATAGTTTCTATGTTCCAACGTCTTCTTGCCATATGTTTATTAATCCTTTATACTATATAGTTTGTAAGAAATCTTTATTTTATTTATAAATTATGGACCTGTTTCTATAATTTTAGTTCCAAATTGGTCAAAATAAATTTTTCTTCCTGACGATATTCCATCATATTGAGCAGTAAGAGATTGTTTAATTGCAGTAGGAGTTGGGTCATATACATTGTAAGCGTCTCCCAAGGTAACTTGTATATGTTCGTCATCACAACTAACATCGGTTATGGGAGTAAAAACCAAACCTCCATCAGGTCCAATCGATATTATTCTACTCTGATACAAATATGGAATTAAACCAAGTCTTGGTGGAATATTTGGTATTTCCAAATCTCCATTAGCAATTACTATACTTTGAGAAACGTATAAGTTATTTACAACCAATGTATCTGTTATACCTCCGTTGACGTTTGGAGTTAATGATTGCCCACTTGGGTCAAAACTCTGAACAATGTTCAAATCCGAATACACTAAATTACTGTTAACATCAAACAATTCAGCTTTAATTTGATATGTTTCATTGGCAATTGACACAGGCCAAGGTATTCTTAAAGAAAACGTATCAGGAGAATAACCATCATCTCCAAATACTGACAATGAAATATTTTTAATGTGTATATTACATTTTGAAGGAACTATAACCAAAGTTCCAAATAAATCGTGTTGTGGAGTATAAAATGTATAAGAATCTGTAAAATCAATTATTGACCCTGATGTATTTGTATTTAATTCCATCAATTTAATACCAAAATTTTTTGTATAATTCTTTTCCAGTGGCGCTCCCGGAAGTGAACTTGTAAAATAAAGGTCTAATTTAGCATTATCTGAGTATTTCTTATGTATTACTGCTGATAAAATTATTTTATATTGTGTATTAGAATTTAATTCTATAAAATTAGAATCATATGATGAACCCGATTGAATTATTTGTTGTGTTTCATTATATGGAAAATATGTAGCATTATTACTATTGCCTGGGTCTGAATTATTTTTTACTATTATATAATCACTGCCTGTCAATGATGATAGATTTGGAGTGGTCACGAATGTACTATCTATAGCATAGGTCGGAGTATGAGACATTGTTAGATTATTAGAACTTGTGTGCCAATAATTAGCTATATGTTGGTCATTATAAAACTTACCCAAATTATTGTAATATGTGTTTAATGTATTTTGGTCAATCAATAGCTCGTTTGGAGTTATTGGAGAATCGGATACTAAGGAATAATCTGAATTTTTAACTATACTCTTAGCATAAAGTTTATGGCGGGCAACATATCCTGTGAATGTTCTAAGATTTGTATATGTTATATCAGCGTAAGATGCTTGTAATGTATAGGTAAAATTTCCGATACTTGCTGTTTGATATTGTTCCGCACTATTATTGTAACTTATATATGGATATTCAATATTAAAATCTGCGCCAATTACATTGGTTACAATATCATTTCCATTGTCATCTTTATATGTAAATGGGTCAGAAACTATAAGAGTATTATTATTAATAATGTCTTTTATGGTGAAAGATGATGTCTGAGAAATTGAAATTATATCTTTGGAAGCTGGAGGTTGTATCGAATGAACATATAAAACTAATGTAGAGCCAATCATTTGAGATGTAAATCCAGCATTATCAGGAGTAAAATCATTAACTATTGGAGTAGTAAATGTAAATCTATAATCTATATCGGTAGTAACTTTATTAATTGTTGCCAACGAAGTATCTTTTGGAGGATTTATAGCCAATCCATTTCCTTTTCCTGTAAATTTTACCAAACTTACTAATTGAGAACCTATGGAGAAATTGATGACAGGACTGATGGATGATTCTACATTAAATGTCGGAACTTGATAAAATCGAACGGTAGATTCATTTGATAAAGCTCGATTTATTGTAATATTCTGCATCCATTTTACGGTCTTTCCATTCGACAATGTTCCGTAAAGAATTATCCATCCAACACCATCAGATGTATCATCGAACACATAAATTGAAAAAAGTCTTCCAGATGATGCTGCTTTGTAGGTATTGTTGATTATTCCATTGGCGTTGGAATTTTCTGCCAATTCAATGTATAAATTATTACCATTGGAATCTATACATTCAATGTATATTTCACTTTGGTTAAGAAGATGTGGAGAACCGTTGATTGAAAACGCATTTTTACCAGCGGTAAACGCAGTATTAAATTCAGATACTACGAAGTATTGTGAATGAAAATCTGTGTCATCCACATCCGCAGGAAGAGAATATAACCCATATGATACTCCACGTTTTCCGAGGCTATTTATTAGGTTTAGGGTCGCCATATACCTAATAAATAGGTATATCAACCGAAATTGACCTTGGAAACTCCTTTATATTTATACTCTTAATAAGACACCGTATCTATTATAGTATTGTTTTTCACAAGGCAACCAAGTCATAGGGTCATATTCATAATAACAATCCGGAGTTATCAAACTGATTATTCCTACGTTATTATTTTGTTCTTTAATTTTTCTTATAGATTCCAATACATCTCTCGCAGAATTTCCTATTATTGTAATGAATTCGTTATGTCTGTCTATTTTTATCGCAAAGTCGGTGAGAAAACCCCAATGTCTTTAGCATTGGGGATGAAAACCGACACTTAACCTTGCTCCTCAATATATTTCCTAATTGTTTCTGTTGAAGCATCACCAGTAGAACAGCAAAAATAACCATCACTCCAAAACGTTTTCTCTTTCCAAAAATTATTCTG